GATTTTAATAATATCTGATGTACAATTACCCCACTCCTTTAAAAATTCATTTTAAAGGAGACTTATATTATTATTTACTTAATTCTTCTTTAAAAACAGAATACTCAGCTTTAAAAGCGTATAGTTCATTTAACCAATTATTAAAATTCTCACATTTTTGACGAGGAATACATACCAGTTTTATTTCTTCCGCTACTTTTTTAGTTATCGGTGGCATTTCCGGTAAATTTAATGTAGGTATTTTATTCGTTTTTACCTGACAACCGATCAAGGTTAGTGTCAAGATCAGTAGATTTAACACTTTCGCTAACATCTAATACCTTTTGCTGGATATGAATTACTTTGTCTTTTTCAATGTTGTTTTCTGTAAGGGCTTTATTTTCAGAGGTTAATGTTTTATTCCTTTTAAAAAGATAAATAGCAATGAACGCTCCGATACCAAGTAAGATTTCTTTAAAATAAGCAATTAGAAACATGTTTAGATTTCCATAATTGTAATAGGATAAATTGTCTCTACCATCTTTTTTTTAACTATATACATGTCCGTTTTTACGCCTTTGACATCCTCAACAGTTACTTCGCCGTTTGTCCAGAATACAAGGAAATCACAAACATATTTTACACCCGCCTCTAAATGGAAAGGTACTTGCCTTAGAAAAAATAATACTTCACCACTATTTTGTAATATTTTAAGCTGCTGATATCTTTTATGCTCTTTTTTAGAAGCAAATTTGATGCCGTCAGCTTCACAAGGCTTAGCTTTGAATTTATGCCTTAAGATTGCCATAATTCCAATTCTGCCTGTCTTCTTCTGTATAAGCCATTGGAAAATTTGTCGTTTACCGATACTACTCCTCTAACTTTTCCAAAAAATTCATCGGCAGCTCCGTTGTAATCTCCGGCATTTAGTTTTTTTAGTCCGTTACTTATTTTAAAATTATATGCTCCCCAGTTGTATATAAGGCTCACTAGAGCGTCAAATTGTCCTTGCTTGAGGGTTACCTTTACAGATAAATTTATAGCGTTCTGTGCCTCTTTAACGTCGTCCTGTAAAAGTTTTTCTGCATGACTCTCCGTAATAGGGGCGGTAGCCTTGATTAAATCAAGTAATTTATTATCAATAACATGGCCATAGCCTATAGTAGGTTTTCCTGCGGGACAGGTATATACATAATCCTTAAACCCCTCAAACTTCTTAATAAGATCAAGGCCTTTCTCTGATGCTTTCATCTGAAGAACTCAACGCTTTCTGGAGTTAAATCAACATCTATCCCCGTTTCTTTTTCAATGACTTTTTCTTGAACTTCTTCAATGGGATTATCTTGATACCAAAAGTAACCAGACAATATACCGATAATTATAGCTGCAACAACAACAAAATATTTGCTAAAGATAATAGCTTTTAAAAATTCTTTCATAGATATACTTGCAAGGTGTATATAAAATACCTTGCGAATATAGCATATTATTGGCTTTATGGGAAGCTATTTTTGCAATATAGTGGAGGAAATAAAGAAGAGTAGTTAGAGTTCGAATCTTATTTTTTATCAAGCTAAGCTTGAACATATTTTTCCAACTGGTACAGGATATACACCTGTTAACTTTTCAAGAGCTAAGCAATTATATTTAACTTTTAACTGCTCTAGGCTTTTATTTTCCATTCTAAAATGCCACTTTATTTATAATTGAGACTACACTATTAAAAATAACCGGTCAAAAATATATTACGCCGCCTCCATATCTTGAACATAATTATATTGTTTATTTATATATTCTATGCAAGCCGCTTGTCGCTCGATCCCTAAATCGGCAATACTTTCAACGCCAGCTTTATCGCACCATTTTTCTATTATAGAGCTTGGTACGTTATGCAATTTAACAAGTTCTATTAATTCCGCAAGTGTATCGCTTGTTTTTTCATGTTCTAGACTATCTAGCACAGTATCAAGTTTGCTACTTATGCTTTGAGATTTAGGGGTTACATCCTTAGTAGCTATAACTGCGTCCTCTATCTCTTCAACCATGTGCATGCCGTTTAATACTTCCGGGGCATGTGTGCGAATCAAGAGAGTAGCTGCTCTGTATCTTAGCATTAACTCTGGTAGAGTCCTGTATTTAGGGTTTTTAGTCCACCCTTCCGCAACAGCTTCCCTCATTGTAATAGTGTAGGATATTTCTTCACCGCCTTTTTTTAAGTTAGCATAGGCAGTAACTTTTAAATCTTCGCCGCAACCCTCTATTCTATAACGTATACCGCTATCGAATAATCCGCTTTGATTAGCTAAGGATATTGCAAAGGCGCTTACCATCCCAAGTTTACCGCTCACGACAAAAGTATTCTGCATTACTTGCATCGGGTCTAGGTTCATTCTGTAGGCTGTCTGTACTGCAATAAAAGTGTTTTCAGGTTTTCCTCTATAATGACTCGGGACAATGTCGGATTTAGCCATGATGCAGGCAAATTTATAAGCTTTTTCCATTACATCAAACATATTTGTCGACGTGTTAACTGTTGCTATATTACTCATTTTTCACCTCATTTAATTAAAAATACTCTAGATTGCTTACTATAACTTGCGTATTTCAGGTACATTTCCTTGGCCTCTTCCTTAAATTTCTTCAAGTCAAAAAATGACCTTGGAGCTGTGTTTTTCCATGTAGCTCTTACATTACCATTATCATCAATAAGTACGTCGTAATTCCGCATAAATTCCTGAATTTCAACTTTTAACCTTTCAATAGTTTTCTGTATTTGTTCTTCTGACATTTTAGCAATTTTCAATTCTTCAATTTTTGCCAATATATCATTTTTAGCAGTAATTTCCTTATTATTACTTTGCGGGAATAGGTTAAATGTGTCTCTGGTATTAACGCAACGAGGCGGTATTCTTTTTTTTATGTGGTTATGCCAGAAATTAACGCCTATTTTTATTAGTTTTTCTTCTAGATTTTTATCTCTATTATAAGTATAAATTCTAAAATCCTGACCCCCTATAAGTACTGCTATATCAACTTTAGGAACATCACAGATTGCAGCATAATACGCTACTTGTACAAGATATGACTCGGGGATTTGGTCAGTCCCTAAGTCTCCCCATTCCTTACCTTTAGTAAAGCCAGCTGTTTTGCATTCCAGCACATATTCTTTATCACCAACCCACCGATCAATATTAGCTCCTAAAAACTTATGTTCATGGTGATATATTGTGTTTGGCTCTATTGCTATATTATAACCGGTATCTTCGCTGTAAGCCTTGCTAACAGCATCCTCTAAAAGATTGCCCCACCTCATGGCAGGGCTAATCTCCTCCGTTATATCGTCGCTGGTTTTATCTAGATATACATCAAGAGCAGTCCTATATGGATTTAAACCGCAGATAGCAGCTAAATCAGTGCCACCTAAATAATTCTTACGTTTCTTTAACCATTCCTGTTTGTTAATCATAGCTATTTCTTATAAATAACGTTTTACTTCCTCAATCTGCTCAAATACTTTCTTGCAATCAAACAGTAAATTCTCTTTTTGTGCTGCCTGCTTTTCCAGAAATGACACCATCAGAACACAAAACTCTCTTGGTACTACTACAAATTTGTCTTCTGTTTTTGACTTAATCCACGTTGATAAGCTATGAGTAGAAATTTTATTGTCGTCTAAATGGAAAAGAAGCGTTAATAACTCATCTTTTGAAATAAAATAGTTGTCTATGCTCATATTAAACCTCTACTCCTCTTGTTGAACTAAAGTAAAAGCGTACATCCATTCTCTCGGTATAAGCAGCATGATCTGCCTCCTCTATTTCCTGCTCTAAAGCTATTAGATCATACTCGGAAATATCCCAATAAATGCCAAGCTTCTGTGCTTTCTCAAGCAAATACTCGTATTTATCAATGTCCTGCATTAGCTTATAGTAATCATCGCCGTAGGATTCATGATCTATATTGTAAATCATAGCCCGCTCCAACTGCTCCTCTATAAAAGCAAGTCTTGCTCTAGAGCTGATCCGCGCAAACGTTTCCTTAGCAGAGTCGGATAGCTCTATACTTTCCTGTTTTTCCTCATGAAATTTAGGGACTGTAGTTATATTGCTAGGTAAAGTTTTGCCGCTATTTCTTTGAAAATAACGTACTCCCGCTTCTTTTAAGGCTTCCAGATTAGAAAGTATCTGTATCGCCTCATTGGGCAAAATAACTCTTTTGTTCATGGATGACTCGCAAGTAGATTTGGAAGCTATCATACCACAATTCGCTTTGTTATTCAAATTCTTAGCGGTTAAAATGTCACGGGCAAGAGCTAATCCTTCTAGCTGTTTTAAAAAAGTCTCTTGTGCTTTATTTGTATTGTTTGTAATCTGTAGACTCATTGTTTGACCTCCGTTTAATAATGAAGCGGGTTATACTAAGCTCGGAGTTTTTTTTGTTAATCCATTAATTTATTTCCTCCCAGCTAGTAATCCGAGAAAGAGCTTAAGTTTGCACTAAACTTAGGCTCTTTTTTTTATGCCTAAGTGCAAGTTTCTTGGGTTACTTATAGGGAGTATAGAAGATTAAACTTACAATGTCAATTATGATTTCACTTATTTTTATATTTTCTAAGTGAAATTTGTTGTTTTTTTACAAGAAAGTCTATAATTGGTTGGAAACTAGCGGTGATAAGTTGTATATATCCTACTTTAGTTTTTGGTGATTTTTCTCTACGAATGTAATTCAGTTTTTCTAAATCGTTTAAATTTTTGCATATAATAGTTTGACTAAAACCAGTCATTTCAACGATTGATTTGATAGATATATTTATTTTAATAGACATATTCATCACAGAATCTTCTGATAATTCTATAATTAATACTAATAAAGCTTTTTGACTTTTTGTAAATTTGTCTGATTCATTTATAGCGTTTATCAACAATTCTTTACTGTACTTAATCATGAACTTATTTTAACGTTTTTAACTAAACTAATAATAACCTGAAGAGGTGGGGGAAGTCAAGGGAGAGTAGAAAAGGGAGTTGTTTTTAATAAATTTTGTTTTGAATTTGCAAGGTTTAGCAAGTTGTGGTACTTATTATTATAAGAGAATTTTATAATAGAAAGTTATGTATGATTGTTTATTAATAGCCAAGACATTACTTAAATTAACTGCTCGTGAAGATAAGGTACTTACTCCTATGCAATTGATCAAATTAGTTTATTTGTCTCATGGGTGGGCACTTGGTTTGTATGGTCGTCCTTTAATTAAACAGGATGTAGAAGCTTGGAAATATGGACCAGTTATACCTGAGCTTTACCAAGCAATTAAGCAATATAGAAGTAGCCCAGTAAAAGAAATTAGTTGTAAAGAAGAAAAAATAGATGAAAGATTTATAGATGTAATAGATCAAGTATATAAAATATATGGTTCTTTTACAGGCATAGAGCTTTCAATGCTTACCCATGAAAAAAATAGTCCTTGGGAAATAACTTGGAATAGCGGAAAGAGTATAATATCCAATGATTTAATTGCTTATTATTACAAAAAAATGAACTCCCAAAGTTAAGCTTGAAAGATGGATAAGAAAATTATTTCTAGCTTAGACCCTAACCAAATTTTACTCAAAGCAGACCAAGCGTCTGAGAGGAAATCTGCTTTTGAAGCTGAAAATTTTTCAGAAGAAAATTTAGATTCTGAAGCTAAAAGGAATGAACATCATCGCACAGAAAAATCACGAAATCTGTTATATAAAGGCAATATAGCTATAATTATTGCTTTATATTTCGTAACTGTTGCAGGTATTTTGACACTAGGTTATCACTTAATATCTCCAGTAGAGTATCAT